AATGGAATAGTAGCAGGACCAGGGACAGGATTTTTGCCTGGTGAGGTGTATGCTGAGTTAAGTGATCGAGTTAACAACTCCAATTTAACGGTTGTAGATAATAATGGACAACCTGTATTTGCTGCTACAGGTACAGATGATGTTTCTGGTGTTGATGTTTCGGGAACAGGGATTACAGGGGTAATACAAGGTGGTGCCACTGGTGATGGCACACCCACTGGAAACTTAACACTTGTTGGAGATTCAAGCGTTAGCACTAGTGGGGATCTTACAATTACCACTGTGACAGATGCAAATGGAAACGCGACAGTTAGCACAACAAACAACGTCACTGGAGAAAATACGATTACGAATGTGTCGGTGGGAGATTCAACTTCTGTAACGAATGGGAACTCAACAGTTAACATTAGCGCGGACACAAACGGAACGACTACACAGACAACGGACAATAAAGTAACCACTGATAACACTACCACCACGGACAATAAAGTAACCACTGTTACTACAGTTGAAGAACCAGAATATAAGTTTGAAGACTCAGATGTAATAGATCCTCCAGACGTAACAATTCCTCCAATCGATACTGTTTTTGTTCCTGAAACATCGTTTACACCAGGCGGTGGAGATGATGACGATGACGAAGAACCGCCTGTTGGAGAACAAGATCCGGGGTACACGTCTGGAATAGCGGGATTATCTGGGGCGAGACCTACGGTTGCGCCGTATTATCAGCCACAACAAACTGGTCAATATTCCTTTTACGTGCCACAACCGGGAGTGGATCAAACAGTTCCTGCGGGTCCAGTATTTTCAGATCCAATGTCTTACTTGGCACCTACGGCGAGTCCTCAATATGGGTATGGATACATTGCTCCGAATGCAGAACTTGAGTATTTGAGAAGATTAGCCGAGATTCAAGGCACGGGAGACGAGAAATTACCTTCTGAAAACTTGATGGATGGCTCATGAATCTACAAACACTTCCTGAAGAAGCGTTAAAAGAAATCTTAGCACTGACTGAGGCTAAGAAAAGATTAGATTTAAGGGAAAAAGCGCAAGAATATTTCATGCCCTTTGCGCATCACGTTTATGATAACTTTATTGAGGGTAGACATCACCGGGTTATAGCGGAAAAGCTCGAACAGGTGGCGCAGGGTAAATTAAAACGGTTGATTATCAACATGCCACCGCGTCATTCTAAGTCTGAGTTTGCTAGTTTTCTAATGCCTGCGTGGTTCTTGGGCAAGAATCCTAAGTTGAAGATCATTCAAGCCACTCATAACACGGAGTTGGCGGTTAGATTTGGTAGAAAAGTGCGAGATTTGATCGATGATCCCTCATATAAAGAGATTTTTCCTGATACGAACCTCAAAGAAGACAACAAAGGGGCAGGAAAGTGGCAAACGGACAAGGGTGGCGAGTATTTTGCTGCGGGTGTAGGTGCTGCGGTGACTGGTCGTGGTGCGGATTTGTTTGTTATTGACGACCCTCACTCGGAACAAGACGCCATGAGCGACAGTGCGTTCGATAATGCGTATGAATGGTACACGTCTGGTCCCCGTCAGCGTCTCCAACCGGGTGGTGCGATCATAATTGTTATGACAAGATGGGGGAAAAAGGACTTGACAGGCCGTTTGATGGCTGCACAGGGCGGTGATGTCATGGCAGACCAGTGGGAAGTGGTAGAATTTCCTGCAATTATGCCCTCAGATGAACCATTGTGGCCTGAATTTTGGGAAAAAGAGGCGTTACTGGGGATAAAAGCCTCTCTTCCTGTGCAAAAATGGAATGCACAGTGGCAACAAACGCCGACAGCTTCAGATGCAGCGATTATCAAGCGGGAATGGTGGCAACCGTGGGAGAAAGAAGAGATTCCGCCTATAAAATACATCATTCAGTCGTATGACACGGCGTTTTCCAAGAAAGAATCCGCAGATTACAGCGCGATTACAACATGGGGCGTGTTTGAACCAGAAGAAGGTGGGGTAGATAACCTGATTTTGATGGATGCGCGGCGTGGGAGGTGGAATTTTCCTGAATTAAAGGAGATTGCTCACGAAGAACACGAATATTGGGAACCTGATATGGTGATTGTAGAGGCAAAAGCGACGGGTACACCACTGATTGACGAGTTACGTTTACGTGGAATACCTGCTTTGGGCTTCTCTCCAGGCAAAGGAAAAGATAAAATAACTAGAATGCACATGGTTGCGCCATTGTTTGAAGCAGGTGTAGTATGGGCACCAAACGATAAAAAGTTTGCAGATGAAGTAATTGAAGAGGTAGTGTCATTTCCTAATGGCGATCATGATGACTTTTGTGATAGCATGACACTAGCATTAATGCGTTTTCGTCAGGGTGGTTTTATTTCCCTACACGGTGAGAACGAAGAAATAGAAGAATATCGTCCTAGAAGGGAGTATTACTGATGGCATTACCACCACTCGTAGATTCAGGGATCAGACCCGAAGATATGATAGCGGACGAAACGTCTGTTGATGTATCTGTGCCACAGCCTCAAGACTTTACTGGTGGGGCGGAAGTTATAAGCGATGGACAGGGCGGAGCGATAGTGCAAAGCTTGGCGGATATAATCGCAGCGGAAGAAGCTGCTATAGCTGAACCCAGTCACACAGATAATTTAGCGGAGTTTTTAGATGAAGCGTATCTTGGAGAAATCTCGTCGGATCTTCGGGCGTCTTATGAAGATGATCTGGAGTCCCGTTCTGAGTGGGAAGAGACTTATACAAAAGGTCTGGACCAACTTGGTGTCAAGTATGAAGAGCGTAGTCAACCGTTTGAAGGGGCTTCTGGGGTAACGCACCCGTTAATATCAGAAAGCGTAACCCAGTTTCAGGCACAAGCATACAAAGAGATGTTGCCTGCGGGTGGCCCTGTTCAGGTACAGGTTCTTGGTTTGCAGGATGCAGCCCGTGAGGAACAGGCTTCTCGTGTAAAAGATTTTATGAACTACCAGATTACAGAAGTCATGGAAGAGTTTGATCCTGACATGGATCAGTTGTTGTTCTATTTACCGTTGTCAGGATCTTGTTTTAAGAAGGTATATTTCGACGAAGCGAAACAAAGACCTGTTTCAAAGTTTGTTCCTTCACAAGATCTTGTGGTTTCTTATGCAGCTTCTGATTTACAAACGGCTGCACGAGTTACACATGTGCTTCGTATGGATGCAAATGAAGTTCGTAAGATGCAGATTGCAGGATTCTACAGGGATGTAGAGTTAACTAAAAACGATGATGATGAAAACGAAGTACGACAGAAGATAGACGAAATACAGGGTACTTCCAAAGGCTACTCAGATGATGTGTTTACTATATTGGAGATGCACGTAGATCTAGATCTTGAGGGCTTTGAGGACATAGCTCCAGATGGGGAACCAACAGGGATAGCTCTGCCATACATTGTTACGATTGACGAGGGATCAGGGAGGGTTCTTGGTGTTCGTCGTAACTTTGAAGAGGGGGCAGACTTAGCGAGAAAGCAACAATACTTTGTTCACTACAAGTTTATGCCAGGTCTAGGCTTTTACGGCTTTGGTCTGATTCACATGATTGGTGGTCTTGGTCGTGCGGCAACGAGTATCCTTCGACAGTTGATCGATGCGGGTACACTTGCCAACCTCCCGGCAGGATTCAAGGCCAGAGGCGTAAGGGTTCGCAATGACGATGAGCCGTTACAGCCGGGTGAGTGGCGGGACATTGATGCACCTGGGGGCAACATAAGGGACGCGATTATACCGCTTCCGTACAAAGAGCCATCAGGAACCCTCGCACAGCTTCTAGGATCCCTCATAGATAACGGAAGACGGTTTGTGGCACTAGCAGACCAACAAACGTCAAACATGAATCAAGAGGCTCCTGTGGGCACTACAGTGGCTCTATTGGAACGAGGCATGAAAGTCATGTCTGCGATCCATAAGCGACTGCATTATTCTCAGAAGAAAGAGTTCCGTATTCTGGCTAGGATATTTAGAGATAATCTACCACAAGAATATCCATACGATGTGGCAGGAGGAGACCGTAGGGTCATGGCTTCTGACTTTGATGGTCGTGTAGATGTGGTCCCTGTAAGTGATCCGAATATCTTTTCGATGGCACAAAGGGTGACATTAGCACAGACTCAGCTACAGTTGGCTCAGTCTAATCCAACGGTCCACAACCTTCACGCAGCTTTCCGTCGTATGTATCAAGCTCTGGAGGTTCAAAACATTGATGAGATATTGCCTCCACCACCACAACCACAGCCATTAGATCCGTTGATTGAAAACGCTCGTGCGTTGACGGGAGAGTTGTTGATGGCGTTTGATGGTCAGGATCATGACGCACATATCGAACTACATGTTATGTTTATGAAGACACCTATCGTCATGACTTCACCACAGGTTATGGGTACATTGATGGGACACATTCAAGAACATATATCCAAGAAAGCTCGTGAGATGGTTATAACTCAGATACAGGGGCTTGTCTCTCAAGTTCAACTTATGGCACAGTCTGGTGCTATTAATCCACAAGATGCGCAGCAGCAGATTATGGAAGTTCAACAACAGATGCAGAATCCAGAGGAGTTAGAAAAAGCAGTGGCTCTACAAGAGATGCAGTTGATGAACGAGCTTATGCCAAAGATTACGCCACAGGGAGAGGATCCAATGAAAGATCCGCTTGTACAAATCCGTATGCAAGAACTTGGTGTAAAACAACAAGATATGCAGCGTAAAGCACTCGATGACGCGGCTCAGATTGATTTGGAAATGCAGAAGATGCAACAACGTGCAGCAACAGATGCGGCTCGGATTGAAAGCATGGAAGACATAGCCGATCAGCGTAACGACACCAATCGTGAGCGTATCGATGTACAGCGTCAGAAGATGCAACGAGGTGCCTAGATGGACCCAGTATCTTGCGTTGCTTTAGCGACAGGGGCGTATAAGACGCTAAAAGCGGCTATTTCTACGGGCAAGG